GGAACAACAAACATTGCCGTGTCTCGGATAATACGCGTGATATGATCACCCTGAAAACTCCGACATTGCAATGGTTCTTCCTGCTCCACATAAACTATAATATAAAACACACAATGGTGGAAAATCCACTCTAACACAATAAGTACTAGCAGGTGGTGTAACCACACTTGACTTAAAGGAAGTGTAAATTACAATATTATAGAAAACATAAGAACGACGCGAGATGCTAACTGTGATCAGTTTACCTGATCTTCACTGCGGAGGTCCCATACCCAAAAGAGTATGCATATTTTGATTGACATCTCTTGCAGTATGCCTTTCAGTATTCTCGACATTTGTTGAGATATTACCATCAAGTCCAAACAACTTGCTGTTAACTCCCGTGAGGGCTGCAGCTTTCATTTGCGCTATTGCTTCTCTTGCTCTATTTGGAGTCTTTGAAGTGACTTCATAAAAATCAAAAGCATAGCGAGCTAAGTCCCTGTCCCTCAAATTCCTTAACAGACCATACCTAGGCATATATGGTCCTTCAGCATTCCTCATTTCAATGTATGCCTCAGCTGCATCTGAGAAATGATGCATGATTTGTCTCAGAGTTGGCTTGGCATTTTCAACTATGGGTTTAAGTGGATATTCAACTTGTTGTTCTCCATCCATCATAACCCAAACACCATTCACATCTGGGGACGACCCATTATCAATACACCAGACCATGAATCCATTCATCACCACACTCATTTGCTCATCATCCAGCTCATACTCACCTTTCACTGCATCATACCACGCATCAAACTGAGTCTTTGTTGCGCGAGTATTAAAAAGATCAACTTGTCTAGGCTTGTATTCCAAAAGGTGTGGTAAATTAAGTATCATCTTTCCTTTGACAAGTGGCAGATTCATTTTCTGTGTTATCTTTTGCAGGCGAGGTACTACCTTTCCTCTTGAGCCAGCATCCACATCTCTATCTTTGCCAGATGAACTGGTGATTGCCTTGTCTCCTTGTTTATTTCCTTCCATTTGAGACTTTTCTTTTTGCTCATTGCCTGCATTCTTCTTTGATTCTCTTCCCGCATCCAAATCTTGCATTTTGTCTTTATCAGACTGTAGAGAAACTGATTCACAACATTCCTCCATTTGCACAAAGTCCATTACATCCAAGTATCTCTGCAATTCACTTGGCCTTGTGTCAACGTCTGTGTATAATTTCCTGAGAGCAGTTTCAGCTATATATGGAGCTTTGCCAGTTGCTGCTAACTCTTTAAATTCATCTTTCTCAAGTAGCCACAAGTAAAACTTACGAATTTCTTGTAGCAACTCAGTATAACCCCATGCTTCAATCATTGACGCACAAATTGCTTCAGTGCGATGCATCAATTCCTTGCTTCTATCCCACTCAAGTATGGAAACTATTCTCTCTGGTTCAAGCTTTGGTATGTACATCCCATCAATAAGCATTGCTCTGTGTGACATAAACCACAACTCTTCTCTTTTCTTGGTCCTCTCATCAAAATTGTAATTGAGCCCCAACTCTGCAAAAGACGTACTTAAAGTATCATATAGCCATGTATCAACTTCTCTGACAGCTAAAATGATATCATCCCCATTTGCAAAGAACACCAACCTATTCTGTATATCCTCCTCTGACCATCCCTTCTTACAGCAGGAGTAATACATTGCTATGACAACCATAAGTGTGTTGTCCACAACTGTTGAAGGTTGCCCACTGTTATTGCCTCTAAACTTCTTAAAAACTGTCCCATCTGGGGTGAGGATTGGTGTGTAAACTATTTCAGCATACAAATTCTCAAGCATTTCCTTTCCGATCCACCAATCTTCCATGAAGAAGCTCCTGATATCAAGTACAGCATTTAGCAATAATGGAGTTAAAGAACTATCAAATTGAGAACCATCAGCATGACAATAGATCCATCCTTCCGGTAGACTTCTCATCAGTTTATCCCATCCTCCATAGAATTTAGTCATTCCCACTGTCCAAGGGCAAACAAGATTGAAACTGTAGAACTGATTGTTGAAATCATCCACACAAACTTTAGCTCCAAGCAACGTGTCAATTGGAGCTGCAGTGAATGTTCTTGTCTTGTTTGCATTCACTTTTTCTATTGGTCTTAATTCAGCTTTGAGTGAACCATTCCACACACCTTTCTCACCATTGAAAAGTCTTTCACAACTCAAATACAGTAGCCTTTCCTTGTCAAACTGATCCATATCAGAAAAGTATTCCTGCTTCTTTCCTTTATATTGAGCTCCAACAGCTGCTTTCATGTTGAGTGACCCATAAATTTCTTCAGCATCAGTCACATACAGGCACTCACTGAAGCCAAATTCAAGCATCATCATTTTGACGCCAGTAATTGCTCTTTCAAAAGCCTCAAAGACAACTTCATTCAAAACCACTGGCTTATTGTACTTGAAGAAGTCTTTCTTAAATGCCTCTCTGTTAAGCTTGCTTGGCTGATAAGCTCCCATTAAAGGTTTGAAAAATGTCTCTGCTTCTTTATTCTGGGATATGTACTGTTCGAAGTAGTGGCATTTACCTTTTACGACATGCTTTGTCACCAATGCACTTTCAGATTGCCCACAAGCAATCAAATTGCCCTCCAAAGCCTCCAATACCCATCTATCCTTTCTGCTTTGTACTGACACTGAATTACCAAACAGATCTGAAACAAGTTTGGATATTTTGAACTCCTCTTTTGGCTGTTCATCAATTAAATTTAAGGAACCCCATGATATCTTGTTTGGTTCCCAAAACCAGTGTTTATCCCAYGACAGATTTTCAGCATTCATTAAATATTCTTTCTCAAAACCATCTGTAAATGGGACAAAGAAATTCTTTTCTGTGTCATTCGATGTGAGTCCATGAATTCCAACAATATGACCGTCATTGACTGACACCATTGGTAACCCACAGAATCCATCTTGTGTTGTAATCCAATGGATCCAAAAAGATCCCTTGCCTTCAGGTAGGATAATTGATGATTCTGAAACTGTTGCTCGAAGGCTTTTCTCTTGAAAATTTGTTCCTACCATGCAAACTCTCTCCTCTCTCTTTGGTTGTCTGAAGAAATTCCCCTTTGCAAATGGCGGAAAATCTTTTGGCATTCTGATCAGAATCTTGTCTTTCCCTTGCACAAAGTGGATTTTGAGTTGAGTTGTGTTCTGAATAATGAATTCACCATGCCATGTTCTTATTGTCAGAACACCATTGTTCCTCCTAAACAAGTGGCCATTTGTGATGATGTATGATCCATAACCAACTCCATACACAGTTTCTTTGTGCCCATCAGAAGCATTTGTCAACTGGCAAATCAGTGTTGCTATGCTACTGTAATCTCTCAATCCTTTGTAAACTGATTTGCTCTCCACTTCAACTCTTTCATTGGCCTTTGGAATTTCCATCTTTGTGATCTTTTGAGGTAACCCAGTTTGCCTGAGCTCATTCTCTCTTTCAGGAAATCCAGCTATGGCATTGCTATTTTGGCACAAGAGTGTGGGTCGGTGTGGTGTCAGGTCCACCTTCAGAGCCTCCTCTGTATTTTTCCCAATGAAGTATGCCTGCAATCCAGGATTCTGATAAACTCTTTGTGGGTCAAGCTCATCTTCTTTGATCATTTCATTTCTAATGTCATCAAATTCTTGTTGCACAATCCTTATATCAACCCTGGGATTCTCATCCATTGTATGGCCAGTTAAAGGATCAACGAACCTTATCATGCTATAGTTCTCTGGTTCAACTCCATACATATGAATGAAATTCCTTGTTTTGCGGCCCATCCCTTTTGTGTGATGACTACCCTTCTGCTTTCCTTTCTTTGTGTATGCTTCACCAAATGTATGTTCCATGGTATAATCATCTGCATACACCTCGCGACCCACTTTATGATCAAAGGCATCTCTAAACTTCAATTTTTGTATCTGCCTTTTCTTGCCTTGGGTTGAAACTGGTTCTTTTATGGCTCTTGCGAAATAATCCCACAACATCCAACCTCCACCAATTAATGCAAATGTGACTACAACAGCATCATTCATGAACTTCTTACCATCCCACTTTCCTTTGAGCTGCAAAAATTTGCTAACTTCTTGTTTGCTTTGTAATTGCACTGCATTTAAGATGCCAATACCTTCCATTCCATGCAGGTTATTTATATCAACCCTATTGCAGTCAAACTCAAGAAGTTGTGATTTGGCTTGTTGCAGGATTGATATGTTATGCTGTGTGTAATCTCTCAAATACCTCTTCCTAAAACCCTCTGCGATCCCTGACAAAGAGAAAGAATAACCGGTAACAGATGATCCAATTGTATCAAAGTGACTCTTCTTTGTCATTTCCTCACTAAGAAGATGTTCTAAGATTGCAAGAGTTCTAGGTATTGCACTAGGATCAGTGCTAAGTGTGTAACTTATCTTGGAGGCATTCACACTGGTAATTCGACCAAAACCTGCATCACATTTGTATTTACATACTGTATCCCACAACATCTCATACATATTATCAGGTATACCATGCACATAAAAAGGAATTCTTGTTTTCTCTCCACAGTTGAGATGTATGCCTTGCCTGTCATATTCCTTGACAGTGATCCACTGACCAACAAACTGGTAGGGTATTGCTAGCTTATTAAGCATCATTTCTGATTCTCTCAACTTGTATGACTTTAATAGCTTGTGCACTTCAGGATGCATGCTACCATCATACTTGATAAAATTTGTAGTGAAGAACGGTGTTATTTCAAAATTTAATGCCACCCTCGCTTGCTTCGCTGTACATTTTGGGAGAATATTTGTTGAAATACTTTGAGTTGTGACAGGAAGTCCATACGCAAAAGACAAGAATGCTGCTTCTGTTGCTATAAACTCAGGTACTTCTTCAATCCCTTTTTCAGTATGCCCAACTCTGAGAGCGAATCCTGGCTTACAGCGTCCCACTCTTCCCAATCTTTGTATTCTCTCACCATACGAAACTGACTTTTTGTTGTAGCGCACGCACCGATTGTCACTATCAAGCACAGCCACAACTTTCAATCCAAAATCTATCACACAGTCAATATCCAATGTGACCCCATTCTCAATAATATTTGTAGCTACAACAAAATGTGGTTTACTTTCTGTTCCTGTGGTTGTGATTTCAACGTTGCCCATTTGCATCGTTCTTCCATCAACCTTTGTTACTTTATACTGCCTCTCTGTAAGCAGACGAGAAAGTTGGTCCACTTCATTATAGCTTGCAACATATACCAATAAGTTATTGCCATATTGCACCATATCCGCATTTGAGCCTGTGCCCTGCGCTTGGACAAAGTGCTGGAACGACAATTGGTCTTCAACTTTCAGTTTCACTGGATGTTGTGTTGTGAATTCACACTCACGCCCTGGTGGTGTTGCTGAGACCTTCAAGAGCTTACCACTGTATTCAAACTCCTTGAGTGCACAATTAAAGGCTATTGTTGAACTATCTTGCACATGGCACTCATCAATTATAATAAAATCAAAGTCTGCAAGTTGCTGTGGATTGTTCACATAATAGTGAAAGGCAAAACCACTTGTCATAACAGCAATGTTGCTAGATCCAAACTTGCTTAAGCCTCTCATTCTAAGTGTCACATTTTGATAGAATGGCTCTAGACTAAGCTGTTTGCTCACATTCTCTGCTAAAGGTCTTGTTGGTTCTAAAAGAAGAACTTTTCCTTTCTTGGACAAATGGTGTGGCAAACCTGTTGATTTGCCTGAACCAACCGCACCTCTGATCAGAAACTCGGTGGCACTTGATGTTGCAACAGAATTCGCAACTTTTGCTGCTGTTTCCCTTGTAAATTCCAAAAATTCTCCAGTAGATCTATAATGTGGGATTACTCTATTCTGTTGCAGCTGTCTATTCCACCAATCCTCAAACTTAACATCAAAGGAGACACTAGATGGTTCTTTGCTCGTCTCAAGATCAAAGTCAATTGTTAACTTCTTGTCCTCATCAAGGTTCTGGATTTCATCAAGACTCTGAGCTTTCACATCCTCACCCATTGTTCCAAAAATCGTCTTGAGCTTGCTTAGAATTTTGAAGATTGCATCACTCCTTTCATTATCAATACACATGGTTAATAAAGCCATAAATGCAACAATCTTCTCAAGTTGTAATTGCAACTTTGTTTTTGCTTGCATTGATACTTCTTCCACTTGCCCTGTCATGCTCTTAGCTACTGTGAGGAGATCAGGCCTAACCTCTGCAACATGATTCAAGAATTTCTCTAAGCTTGGGTGTTCTCCTTCAACTTTCTCACACATCTCATACAAGCGAAGCACAGTCTTCTCATCTTCATTTCTTTTCATCATTTGAACTTCTGCTCGATCTCTCCTTGCTGAGTTAACTATGCCTTGTAATACACTAATCATCTGCACTAATAGTGAAAATATCAAACACACATTGACCAGATACAATATGTCACTATAACACTTGTAAAGAGTTGTTAACATGAAATTTACAGTTCTACGAACAACTACTATCCAAGCATTCTCACACCTCCTCAAACATGTATTCTTTACATTTCTTAGGTGTGATTGGGCATTGATGAAGCACGTACTCACAAAGCCTCTTGAAAGTCCGTTGTTTTCTCCTGCAGCTTTCTTTATCAAAGATTCTTCCGTATGTGGAGTAAATCTTTTCAATTGCCATGTTACAGAAGATTTTTCCAACCAACTTAGTGCGTACCATTCTTGCTTTAAACGATCTACATAGATTTTTTCATACACTATGTACAATTTATCATTCATGTCAAGGAATCCATTTTCAAACAATTGTGAGTTTGAAGACTTTCTTTCTATGTACATTGAGAGCAGATCTCTTGCTGGCTTATATGAGTGTGAGGCTTTTGGGCAATCATCAAGTATACTCAATAAATGTCCTGATGTATCTGAAATCATTCCAAGTTGCTCAAGAAGTACATCATTGATGACAATCTTCTTTGTCAATTGCTCCATGATTATAAAAATTTTTGCAACACTATGTTCCTTATTGATCCACATTTCCATTCCTTTTTCAAAATGCTTCATACGATACATATGAATTAGAATTGATGGTGATATCAAGCCCATCAGAAGAATATATGGGTCATTCTCAAGAATTTGAATCATTCTTTTTGGCTTGAAAATACTCGTGATGAGTGCCGTTTCACACTTCATTCTTTGCTGAACTTCACCACCTACTCTGTAAAATTTCATTTCACTCTGCAAATCATTAGAAGCAAATTGTATAAGTTGATTCACTGTCCCTGCTTTCAACACATGATATCCAACTGTCAGGGAGCCAAATGAATCAATCACATGCATTGTTTGACAAGCATGGTCAACTAGGATTCGTGGTAGTTCAGCATTCCTAGTTTCTGGATGGAAAACTGTCAGCATGTAAACTGCTGTTGCCACATCTATCATTGTTGGCCATTGACCGAGCTTTGGAACTATGACATCACGAACCATTTTTGTGAAATCCTTTGCTTCATCTTCATTAACATTTACCAACATGGCAAGAAAGATGTTTAGATAACAAAAACCTTCTTTTGCTATATACATCCTGTCTGTGTCGGTTGCTGGTAAATCTATGTATTTAGGATCACCAGAAGTGCCAATAACAAGATGTCTTTTTGTTGGACTTTTAAGATCAGAATAGAAAGGCTTCCCATCATCATGTGTGACACAACAGCAAGGATATATGAAATTTCCATCTTGTTTTGAGATGCAAGCCATGGTAATTGGTTCTCTCTTAATACTCTTTCCTTGAAGTGCTAGACGAGCACGTTCAAAATCTAGAGGTACTATAAGAGATCCAATTGCTAGCTCTCTCTGTCCATTTGGGTTTCTCCTAATGATGTATTTACTGTACCCTTCAGATGGAATTACTTCTTCAAAATAATTTGAAAAGAACCTCTTAGAATGCCTTCCTCTCTCACCCCACACGAAATTACCATTCTTGTCCAATTGATTGTCACATAACAAACTTGGATTGAGCAAAGCCTTTGAAGATCGTTTGTTCCTAAAAACTTTTAGCGCATCTTCATTCGTTAAGGTCATGTGGTTTTTCCACCATTGAGTCATTGCGAGAAGCTGTTTAGATGCTTGTTCCAAGTCAGCTTGAGAAACAGAAGGTCCTTTCATAAGAGCTTTGTTGATGTCTTGAATTTGCAACATTTGTGTGCTTGTGTAATTCTGTGTAAGCCTCACTATTTCCATGGAAGTTTGCAAATTGCTATTCTCTGAGGCTGACTGCTCTATAAGCTTCTTAACATACCCAATGCCATCCGTTTGTTTCAATTCGTCCCATAGTTTATCATGACAACCCATATTAGCTAGTAGGAATTGCTTGTATTCTTCCCAGCTAAAATTGTGGATATTTTGTCTACACTTCTTGCATGATAACTTCTTAACTGGATAAATTGCCTGGCTGACGGAGGCTGCAAGTTCCCCACACTGTTCATTATTATAATTAATGTTACAATCATGTTCATCAATGTGCGGTGCCATTTTATCAAAAATTTTCTTCCATCCTGCAAAGAACTGGGCCTCTGGAGTATAAGAGTAATGTTGGATTTCCTCAACACACTTATGTGTGTCAAAGGCACTCACAAGTTTGCCAAATCTTCTACCCCTCACACAAAAATATGGTAGCTCTGTGTTCATTGTTGTGATGCTTGATCTTTCATCAAACAACAAACCACTGTCACCATACGTGATTTTATCCATTGTCATCTCTCTGTATTTTGCAAACATGCAAATGAAAGGAAGGAATTCCTTTACATTTTCATATTGCAACTCTGTTGCTCTGTAAATGCCACTCTCATGTGGGAGGTCAATCTTTGGAAAAACTCCGCCATTTCTTTTCACATAGCGGATTGTTACATTCTTCTTCTTCCTTTTCATAATTAGCTCAATTGGTTTTCCAAAAGTAGCTGCTAGAGACAAAGTTTCCTCTAATGCGTACACAAGTTTGGTGCAGCGCTTCATTTTCAGTCTCTTAGCTGGCTGTTTTTGTGATGGCTTATAGTGTTTAGTCTTAAAACCAACACTTTCACCTTTGGATTGTGGGATTGTTACTGCGGATGCTCCTACGTACTCCTGGTGCTCGTATGCACCAGCCAAGAAAGCTGCCTCTTCCTCTTGCCTTTTCTGATTAGCAGCCTCCTCTCTAAGTGCTTGTTCCATAGATGCGCGACGCAACTTTGCACCACCACCTTTCATCTTCTGTACTGAGCCATGTTTACACCTGAGTAACTCATTCTTTGTGCTATCTTTTTGGAAAAATTGCGCAAATATGAGCAAACTTTGCTCATAGGAGTGGACAGCTTCATCTCCTATTTGCTTGAATTTGTGGAGTATACCTTTAACCGACGGCTTTTGAGTGGCCATCTGGTTTTGTTTTGGTATTATCGCAAGATGCGATTCAGCAGCTGCACAGAAATTCACAGCTTTTTCTCCATTTTGTGCCACAGGAATCGGCACATTGATACTTCCAATCATGACTGCTGCCATTGTAGATGAAAGTATATAGTCAACAAAGAGAGAATGTGGGATTCAAAGAGAAGTATGAGAATATCTAGAGCGTGGGAGTTTAAGATTGCTTTAGGAAATCTGAAAGTTTGAATGTTTGATTGCTTTCGTTTGTTGTTATGTCTTGTTGAGTTGTTTTAATTTAG